GACGACGCGCCAGCCGTTCGGTAGAACAGTATTGGACCGGTCGTCTCGTGATGCACTAATTGACGCCAGCCGTACAGTTCGGCAGGCTATTATTGCGGCGTACCACTACAATACTAAGGTGGATATTTTGCTGGGTGTCGATAATGAGACAGACGTTGACGTGATCAAGTCGCAGACAGGCGATATCCTGAAAATTACGTCGAACGAGAACGGTCAGATACCGCAAGTGGCGCAGTTTGCGCAGCACGCAATGGCACCGTTCAATGATTCGCTGCTGATGTCAGCGCGCAATTTTTGTGCTGATACGAAGCTGTCGTTGAATAATTTGGGGCTGTCAAGCAACGCGCCGCAGTCGCCTGAATCGCTGGAGATTGTCGGCGATGACCTGCGCGAAGCGATCATTGAGTGGCAGAAAGAAATCGGTAATCAGCTTAAGCACTTCGCAATGACGTTGTGGATGCACAAGAATAACGTGACGAAAATAGACGATAATTTACGGCAGAAGCTTGACGCTGTTTTGCCGGTCTGGCTGCCAATTTATCGGTCCGATATCAGCAAATTTGGCGACGGCCTAAATAAGGTAGCGCAGGTGGCGCCAGGTATTGTGATGCAACGGTCGGTTTGGCGCAATGCAGGTTTAGCTAGTAGTGAAATTGATCAAGTTATCAGCAGTATCGTTGATAATTTACAGAACAATTCAAAAACTGGATAAATACTAGAATTATTGCTTGTGTTTTTGTAAAGTATGTATTATAATATAGATACGTATACTTTTGACGGAGGGAATAAAAGGGTGACATATTACACCAAAAACGACGCAGGCGAATTTACAGAAGTCAACACAGATGATATGTTCAAGGAACGCCACGATCGCTGGGTCAAGAACGAATCAGCAAAGATTCGCGAAGACGTAGAAAAATCAGTGCGTGACGAACTTACGAACACTATCACTGAGCAGGCTGAGAAAGACGCTAAAGAAAAATATCAACCTCAGATTGACGATTTGACGTCGAAGAACAAAGATTTAGAGACGACAATTCGACAGAAGACCATTGCCGCTGAGTATGGCTTCAAGCCTGGCACTGAGAAATATCTTGGTATTGGCACTGAAGAAGATATGCGCAAAGAAGCTGACAACCTAAAAGAAAAGTTTGGCGTCGGGGCAACCGCACCGAACCGGCAACAGCCAGGCGAAACTAGCGCAATTCAGAAACGTACAGGTGTAAAGATCACGATCTAATCAAACCTAACTATTATCCAAGGAGGGTAATATTATGGCAGTAACTGATCTGCACTCAATTGATATTGGTGAACCGCTTGATAAGATGTTTTCAACTGGCGGTACTTTTCCAGGAGCTGTACTATCTTTAGTCACTGAAACACCAACGATTAATATTGGTGAAAATAAGCCAATGATTATGGAAGGGCGTGCTCGCGCTTCGTTGGTTCACGAGGGTGGCGCAAAGTCGGATAACGGCCGAAAAATCATCACTAAGCCGTTCACGACTGCAAAATTGGTCTACTCGCAGCGCGTCAACGAAGAGTTCATGCGTTGGAGTGAAGCAAAACAAGCAGACTTTGTCAGTCGCTTGGTCAACAACTGGTTGACAAAATCAATCGGTCTTGACATCGATACAGTCGTGTTGCACGGTATGGATCCAAAAACTGGCACCGTAGATACAAACCTTTCGAACTATATGACCAAAGCTGGATCAAGCATTTTGGTGCCGACGACTGGCACTGACGCAGCTTCTCTCGACAAAGACTTTGCTACAGCTGTTAAAGAACTGGAAGAGCAAAACATTAGCGGTGTGGCTGTTTCTGGTGACGCTGGTCGTCTGTTATCTCAAGTCGTAGAGGGCAACCAAAAGAAATATCCAGAGTTGGGCATATTCGGCTTGAGTGGTAATACTCTGTCTGGAAAACCTGCTGCAACATCACCAGAAGTTGCGCGTGATAAGAAAACTAAGCTGGTACTTGGTGACTGGAGTCAATTGCTTCTCGGCTTCGCTGGATTAGCCGAATGGCGCGTTCACACCGCCGGTGACTACGATAACTCTGGTAAGGACTTGGCTGGACACAACCAAGTTGGTATCCGCATGGAGTTGCCGTTTGGCTTCCAGATTTTGGACACTAAGGCGTTTGCTGTTGTAAAGGCGGCGTAATATGGGCAACGACAAGAGCAATATCGCGATCGGTCTGCCTAACCCGAAAGGCGCTCTGTATTGGGCGCCCCTGGGTACAACGCTACCAACTGACGCTACCACACCACTCGCAAGCGAATTTGTGAATCTGGGGTATGTAACTGAAGATGGTTTGACTTCAACGACGGCCGAAGAGGGCGACGATGTTAAGGCGTGGGGTCCTGAGACGGTGGCGCGTAACCAAACGAGCTATGGACGTAACTTTACGTTTAACTTGTTAGAGTCATCGCGCGCATCAGTCTTGCAATTCCGCTATGGTAAGGATAATGTCAAGATTGAAACTGATGGTGCAATCACCATTGACGACACTGGCGAGATCTTACCACACGGTGTGTTTGTCTGCGAAACTATCGAGACTAACAGTGGCGGAGTTAGACGTCACCGTCAGATCCTAGGCGATGCACAGTTTACTGATCGCTCTGGTGACATGACGTTCAACAACTCAGACGCTATCACTGTGCCAGTCTCCTTGACTGCGTATAAGTTTGCGGACGGCGCTGGTAAATTGGTGTATGTAAAGGAGTACTACTCTAAGAAATCCTAGAGACCGGGAAGAGTACACGCAGAAAAACGACTTGCAAAAAGTCGTTTTTTTGTTATAATATACAGTATGTAATTCTTATGGAGGGATAATATGGCGAGCGAGCCAAAAAAGACAATTGAACTTTGGGATGGATACACGGTTGATGTCAATATGCAGCTAATGGACGATTTCGATTTCATTAGTGACTTATCTGAAGCGCACCGAACTGGCAATATCTCTGAGCTAGTGACTATGTACATGGCGTTGATTGGTGGTGATAAGGTTTATGATGACATTCGTGCTTACATCGAGAAAAAATACGGTTACTTCTCACAGAAAGCACTACTAGAGATTACGGCGAAGGTGGACGAATGCTTCCCAAAAGCTGGCAATCGAGCGCAGCGGCGTTCGTGGAAGAATTTAGTCTAGTCGAGGCTGACTTCCAGCAATATTATCATCTGAATTTATTAGAAGTTTGCCCGTACGCTGATGGCCGGCGAAGTGGCTTCTTGCGCTATGCCAGGCTATTTGAGAACTTACCAGCAGAAAGCAGGATTTTCCGCGAGCTGGTGCCGGCAGCCAACTGGACATGGCGCGACGAAACATTGAGTCAAATACT